TTGATGATCTTGAATAGCAGTGAGCGTTCTTTGTTGACTTTGATTTTTCCAGACTCAGCAAGTTCAATATATTCATCAATCAGAGGATGAGAAATCACAATAGATCACTTCCGTCCGATGGTGGCTTTTTCTCCACTGGAGAATTTTCAACTTCAAAATCGAATGATCGCTCAATTGCTAGTAGCTGATTGCTGGTTGTGTTGATTTCTTTGATCAACGAGTTCGCTTTTTGAAATCTTTGCTGCCCGTTGTGAACAGTGATAACTAATCCGTCCTGTTTGAGTCGTTCTTTCAACTCATAAAGTAGGCGGACCAGATAGAGATAGCGGTGAACTTTTTCGTACTGAATCGCATCTTTCTTTCGTGTGCTGAAATTACCGATTTTGGAAAGTAACTGGTTTTCCAATTCTTTTATATTTTTTTCTGAGTATTCTTCCATGAGCCCCCTCCCCCTTAAAAAATAGTGCTTTGCATTTGGACAATCGACCCCTCCCACCGGTTCCCAGAGACCGATTTTTTTCGATTTTTTTCGACCGGGGGGTCTGTGAATTTTTCAAAATTTTAAATTTTCATCCCCACCATTCGTCCGAACGAAAATTTTTATTTTGCAGTTTAGATGATTTGCGAAATTGGAAGCGATGATGTCGCTTGTTATGACACTCCTTGCACAGAGTACGAAGATTGTCTATATCTAAAGCAAACTCTGGATAATATTCCAGCTCTTTGATGTGATCGACTTCGAGGTTATCTGTAGTCACCTTCCCCTCATCTCGACACCATACGCATTCAAAATGATCTCGACTCATTGCTTCGAGTCTTAATTGTCTCCATGATTTTGAAAGATAAAACTCTCTGCGACTTTCTCTTGTCGAAACATCTACTTTCAATTCTCAAATCCTCTGTAACATTTCATACTTTCAATTATCTATTTCTGAAATTCATTATATTATTTCTGAAAACTATATTGTTTTTCTCTCTTGAATTAGACATATCTTATATTCTGTCTGATTCGCACCAGCTTTAAAAAGCCAGTAAAATAAATGAATAGCAGGCAACTAATAAAACTAATTAGCGTTTTACTCGTTGTGTCTAATTGATAACTATAAATCAAAATTAGACATGGCTTTATCTCGTTGATCTTGTCTAATCCCGATATATCTCAGTGTGATCGCAGGAGATGAATGATTAAATAGATCCATGAGCATTGCCACGTCTTTAGTCTTTTTATAGTAATGATAGCCAAATGTTTTTCTCATCGAATGGGTACCGATGTTCTCGATCCCACACTCGATAGCTGCGGTCTTCAATATCCAATCGACTGTCCGCCTATCAAGCGGTTTGTTTTTCCCGATGCGACTTTGAAACAGATAATGATGCAGTGGCATATCTTTGATATACTCTCTGACTTCTTTTTTCAGAGTCTTTGTCATCTTGAGCTGTTTCCTTTTTCCGGTCTTCTGCTCTTTGATTTTGATATACCAACCTTGAACATCTTTTACTCGTATCCTCAAGATATCTCCTACACGCAATCCGGAATTGATACCAAATAAAAAGAGTAAATAGTTTCGCTCATTCCATTCTCGAAGATATTCCTTCATTGCCTGGATATCATCTTTGTCACGAATAGGATCCACAATGTTCACAGTGCCACCTCCTTCCTAGGCAAAATAAAAAGCCAGCTTGTGCTGACTTGGCTGATAATAGGAGTACAGGATTCGAACCCGTGACACGCCGGTTATAACCCGACCGCTCTACCAACTGAGCTAACTCCTAACCCGTTTCATAAGGATCCATCTGTTCGGTTTTACCCGATGATATAATTTTACCACCTTATTTTTTAATTTTTTCCACACTTTCGACTGTATTTTTAACTTTTTTCCAAATTAATATTGATCTTAGTGTTCACAGATAGTTCATAGATTTTCTTTTCAAGCCCACTAAAGAATGGCTCGATCACTTCCTTGTAGGCAAGCGACTTACTGCAATGTAAGTATTTAATCGATGCTCCTTCCACAGTTAGAGTTCCATCAATATATACTTCCTTGATTGCTGCCCATTGTTTTTCTGGTGTCAAAATCTTGATAGTGCTGATTGCTTCTCTGAGCAATTCGAGACGATGTAGTTCTGGATCCGATTCTTTCTTGATGATATCGGACAGAGCTTTTGGAGTCATTACCTTATTGCTCTTAATCCCTGTATTTGGATCTGTTGGCTTCCAAGGTACTTCAATTTCTTCAATCCGTTCCTTGATTTCTTTCTCGAATGGATATTGCTTCAGGGCTAGAATTAAATATCCATATCTACTTCTTAGATTCATTCATTTACCTCTTTGGTGTAGACTTCCACAATTCCTTGCAAGCCCAAGCTTTCACGATAAGCAAGTGCGTCATGTCTATTTTCAAATTCTTTCTCAATGTATTTTGCTAAGTGTTTAGGATCGATCCAACTTGAGCGTCCATGGTATTTCCTAACAACATATACCCTCATTTATTGTCCTCCACATCGATGATATGATCAATAATACGCTTTAAACCTCTTATATTGTCAAATGGCATCACTGCATCGTGCAGATCTTCAAAGTATGAATCGGTTTCAAAAAACTCTTCCCCAAGTATGGCTATCTCAAGCTTGCCATTTATTTGGGCAATAGATAGAGTTCTGTTCGCTCGCATTGGTATATGTACATTATCCAAACTCATCATTTTTCCTTTCTGTTTTTAAACGCTATCACACTAGCCCAGATCAAGCCAGAGATCCAGACCAGCGCGAGTAGTAAGTATATGAAGTTTTGTAAATCCATCTCGCTACCAAAATACACCTTTCAATCTATTTAATTCCTCTTTGGAAATTGCTTGGTTAATAGTTATTTCAAAATTTTTAAAGCCAAATCCACCGCTCGACAATTTACTTGCGTTAATGTTTCCAGAATTAATGTTTCTAGCATCTGGAATGTAATCTTCAACGATATTCCCCATCGCTACAAAAGTCTTACCACCATCTGTACTGAATTTCAAACCTATCGGATGGCTGTTATATAATTTACGATATTTCCTAATCAATCGTTTTCTTGTTTTATTCAATGACATTGTTTCGTATCCCCCGTCATTCTATTTCTTTCAACTCTTAATTTAAAACTAGTATCATCACCAAAACATACCAGCGTTGTTTCTTCTTCCCATTGATTTTTAGTATATGGGTATCTGTTTGGTCGTGTCATATTACCACCTCATATATAAATATTTCGTATCAATATCCTGTTCTAAAACACACTCTTTCAACGACTTCAAAGCTTCCAATGCTCCGCTGACTGTCCCCCATTTGTTTTCAGGTTCATACTGAGTATACTTCTCTGGATACCGTTCTAACTCAGATATACCACGGGAGATATTATCTAAAATGTCAGCAACATTGTATGTTGTGTTTTGTTCAAAATCCCAATTCATGGCAACTCTGAACATTCTTCCAAGATTGTAGGTTGGAGAACTATATTTAGGTTCGGCAATGCAAATATAATCTCCATTTTCTATTTTCGCTAATATTTCCAAATCATAACTCATTCTGTAACCTCCAGCAATTCGGGATTTTGATATACATTCCCTATGATTACCTCATCACCAGTCCACGCATAACCCTCTCTTATACCTTTTAGATATATAGCTGGCATACCTCCAATATAAGTACCACCATATTCTTTTTCTATATATACTTCATGGAGGCAACCTCTTGTACATTTAATAACATCTCCGACAAATACTTCCTTGCCATTCTTATCATGCAAACCTGTTGATTGCATGAGGACAACATCTTCCCCATTTCTCTTATCTTCAAATTTTAATGGAACTGATGTGGAGCCATCGCTAAACTTCCCAATAATCTCCTTTCTGACAAATGAAATCATCAGTATTTCATTGATCATTTCTTCCGCTAACACATACCACGCTCTAAATCGTAACAAAACCACCACGCTCCTCCCATTTTTCTTTTGCATGCAATCTTGAGTGTTCTGAAAATGACATCAATTCAATATTTTCAGGACTGTTGTCTAATTTATTTTCGTTCACATGATGCGCAATTTCTCCATCCCTTAAATATCTCCCTAGTTTGTTTTCTAAAACCAGTCTGTGTTTACCAATATAGCCAGATTTCATTGCATTTGGATGCTCTGGCATATAAATGTATTCATACCCACTAATAATGACACTTCCTTTGTAAGGTCCTCTCCTAATTCCTAACTGAGAACAAGATTGACTACACGCTGTCAATCTGTTGCCTTCTCCTGTCGGTCTAATTACATGAGAACCACATCTAGGACATTCAAACAATGAACAATACTCCAAGTTTTTTCTATTATTTACCCTCATTCTTCCTAATCTCTTGATCGGTATCATATTGCACCTCCTTTTCTACATCGTTTTGGAAATAATCTTTGAGTTTCTCCAAAGCAAATTTTTGTCCTTCTTTTATAAATTCCAGATAATCTTCATCCGATAATATCATTCTTTCACTTCCTTTACTTCAATTCCCGGACAATTAAACACCCAATCAAAACCGGAACTTTCTAATTCTTTTTTCGTGTGGTATGTTTTTCTTTCTTTGGAAAATTCTTCAGCCCCAAGATACCAATTTTTAACAACCCTATCATATTTTAGGTAGTTTGTTTCTTTGCGAATATTTTTAAATCTAATCGCGTACCGCTTTTCCTGTTCGATTTCATACCCATCCAACCAAGCGAGGGCGATAACATCCATGTTCCCTTGTGTGTAAAACCATTCGGAAATCTCAGAAGTATCTAGCTCATTAGCTATATTTAGAAAAACATCTTCTAGGTCCCAATCACTTGCCTGTGCGTATTCAATACGTTCCGCGACAAATTTAGGAATTTTTACTTTCTGTGGTTCATCTAGTTGCTTTAAGTCTTCTATAACTCCGTCGATCGTAACGATTGGAAAAGCATAAAGCTTTTTAAAAAGATCCTTGTACTTTTTAATCAGTTCCTGCTTTTTCATTCTTCCACCTCCTTAACATTTTTAAGAGAAAACCCAATACCGTACATCAATAGGTAGCTTTGAAATCTCACAAAATCTTCAATCATCTCAGCTTCTTGAATGTCATATTCTCCGATCTCGTCCAAATAACAATCTATATCTTCATGTTGCACACTTCCGTAATCTGTTTTTGTGTGATTCACTTCAAATTCGTATCCGTCCACATCAACTGTATAATGAATACCATCTTTCGAATTATCATATTTATAATTTTTAATAATCATTCTTCTACCTCCTCAATCTCAATCCCCGGACAATCAAACACCCAGTCAAAACCCGCTTCTTCAAGTTGTTTGAAGGTGAATTGAGTAGCTAATTCTCCCAAAGAAAAGAATAGTTTCTTTTCCAGACTGTTATAAAATAGCGGTTGATTTGTTGTTCTCATTTTTACTGTATACCGCTTCTCTTCCTCGACCTCGTAGCCGAATTGGTGCATATTGACAAGGGTCTGGAATGGCTTGGTATCTTTATCAATCAACCAACCAATAAAATCAATCAGATCATCTTCTTCACAAGGGGCTACTTCCAGCGATTCTATCAACTGAAATAAATTAGTTTCAAAATCATCCTTGTTTTCTTCATACCAATCAGCAACAAACTGCTGTACTAGTGGTTTCTGAGGTTCGTCAATCAGCTCAACTGTCGCAATAACGTTCGATTTGATAACCATATCAACAAGATTACTTGTACGTGTATCTTGTATCGTTAATGTATCAGCATTTTTTAAAATCTCTACTGCTTTTTGTTTATTCATCTTCTTGCTCCTCGTAATATTTCGCCACTATTTTATTCAACCATGACCAAAGATTTGTATCTTTACTGATCGGTTCTACTTCCTGTTCCTGCAACCATGCTGAGAAGTTCACCACATTATCAATGTAAATCGTGAAAAAATCACCCCAACTCCACCAAGTGAGGAAAATTTTAGTTGCCTTTCCGTTTTCGTCTTCAACAGTGATAGACCCATTTTCAACTATTGCTGTCCCAAAACATAATTCACAAGTTCCTGTTTGTTCTTCCTGAATGTCTGACATATATTCAACGACTTTATACTTCATCTGGCAGATCCTCCTCTTTCACAAACGTTCCATCAATCCATTTACCCTTACGATCTTTGATCTCGTTATAGGCCCCAGTAAAGCATTCCAGAAATTCATAACCCAAAATATTGCTGATTGATTTCAAGTAGGCTACAATGCGCACAAGGTTGTGGCGACACATTTTTTTACTTGCTAAATCTTGAGATAGCTGAAATTCACTAATATTGGCATTTAGCAGTTTGAAGCAGTCCATTGCTTCTTTTCGCCTAATATTATTAGACTCTTCAAAGATGCTCAGTACATCCTCATTGATCAGCAATGCTAAACCTACAACGACTACAGCACAATCACCAATGCTGTCTTTTGTTAGTGCTTCATTCTTTTTCAGGAACCCTGCACATAACTCACCAAATTCCTCACTTAATTTTAACGACTGCTTATCTAGCCGTCCCCCGTTTTCTAGATCTCGATCAATAAACCATTTTTTTACTTTGTTTAAAATTAAATTCTCCATTTTTACCTCTTTCTATTTTTTCACAAGTTTTAGATTGCCGGTCTCTTTGCCTTTTTTGTTTAAATCTGCATAGAATTTCAATAGCAATTTATCTTTTCCTGTAATTTTGCTTAACTTCTTCAATGATCCGGTACATAAATAACGTCCGTTCTCATATAGCTTATAATCAGCTAACTCATCCGCATTACCCATGAGAGAGTTCTCTCCGATTTGAAAATATTGGCAAATCAGTAGTATGTGACGTTCGTGTACTTTTTTTTGCCAGTCAATAGACTGCTTATTGTAGTCATTGAGTAGCCTATTTCTTCGGACAATTTTCTAGCTGTTAAATTATGGCTTTTCATTAAGAGTTTGAGTTGCTCTTTGAAATGTTCTATCTGATTTTTGGTATAGCCTGACATGATACATTGCAACTCCTTTTTAATTATCAATTTCTACTGGATAGAATGTACCGAATGACTTTCTTAAAGCATTTCCTACCTGGATAGCTACTCCACGAGATGCGAATTTCATTGCTTTTGCTTCCTCAGCGAAAGAGACATCCAGACCAGTGGTCCCAATCACTACAGATTTTACAAATGGTTTTGCTTGTTTTGATCCATGTTTTAAGATAAACATTATTTCCCATCCTTTTCTAATTTCTGTAGCATTTTATTTTTTGCTTCCTCCAAAGCTTTTTTCTCTTGATCACTTGTTTGATTAGTATAATTTGGTTTTGACCAATCTGGAACGTTTGATTGTTGCTTTGTTGGTTGTCCTTTTGTTTTGCTTTCCTGAAACTTCCGTTCTCGTTCGTTTACTGCTGCAATTGATAACAATCCATCGTTTTTCCAATTTTGCAAAATAGCTCTAATATAGCTGAAATTTCTTTTACCATTGTCAGCGGCCAAACTGATAGCTTTTAAAACTACATCTGGTTCCATACCATCCAGAGTGATGAATTCTTTTAAAGTTTCAAATTGGATTCCATCAATTGGTGAAATACGAGACTGATATTCATCTACGATGATTTTGAGCGTATTTTTCTCTAAATCTTTCTCTATATCTATCTCTATTTCTTTCTCTTTCTCTATCTCTAACTCTGGTGGATGTTCGTCCGACATTTGTCCGGACAAATGTCCCAACAATATTTTTTGTTTTTCCTTCTCAATTCTTCTGCGATAGTCACGCTTTCTATCAGCTTCCGTGTTCGATTTTCCAATAAATGATTCAATGTCTAGCATAAAAATGGCGCCATTATCCAAAACATCAATTAGGTTCATTTCCTTGAAAATGCTGACAGCTTTTTCTACTACTGCCACAGGATGCCTTGTTATTTTTGAAAGCATTTCAGAATTGAATGGGATTCGATCATTGAACATCAACTTACCGTTGTTTTTCAAACTGCGGAGGTAAAGTTTGATTAAAATGTTAGAATATAGAAAGCCATCTGGCATACTTTCTAGAATGATCATTTCATCGCTGTCATAGAAATTTTCTTTAACTCTTAGGTAGTAATATTTTTTGTTGTCCGACATTCTCATCACCTCCTAAAATGGTAAATCATCATCCTTGATATCCATTGGATTCCCTGCGAATGAAGGTGGCATCTGCTCAGCCATTGAATTCTGATTAGCTGAATTGTCACGTTTTTCAAGAAGCTGAAAGCTTTCAGCAACCATTTCTGTCACATACACACGCTGCCCTTGCTGATTTTCATAATTGCGAGTCTGGATACGACCGGTGATGCCGACAAGGTTACCCTTCTTGGTCCAGTTTGCAAAGTTCTCGGCCAACTTGCCCCAAATCACACAGTTGATAAAGTCAGCATCATATTCACCATTTTGGTTTTTAAAATTCCGATTCACAGCAAGTGTGAACTGCCCGACAGCTTGATTCTGAGGAGTGTATCGAAGTTCTACATCACGAGTCAGACGCCCGATAAGTACAACATTATTAATCATTTGTACCTCCAACCAATGCCTCTGTCTTTGTCAATGCCTCTAGCTGTAGCATCATGGCTTTTTCTTTTTCAATCAGCCAGTCCATGTGCACCTTGGCTTTTTCCAAGTCCTCGATGCCATTTTTCTTACAATAACGAAGCAGATACTTAAGTAGATTACCTAAATGGTATCCGGTCAACTGCTCATCATTCATAAAGTTGCGATGGACATCGATGGCTTCTAAACCATTCCGTCCTTGGTAGTGTTTTGGATTGTGTACATTGTCGCTCATAATTCTGACATTCCTTTCACAGTTCTTTTTTGATGAATCTCTGACATTCTCTTATTCCACATTTCACGCTGATATTTTGCTGATTTGTAATGCTTCATTTTGGCCTTTTGGCGAACGATTACTTCACGCATCACATAGATTGCGAATCCTGAAAATAAAATGTATGTTACAAAAGCTACTGCTAAAATAATTTCAATTGTTGTCATTTTCTTCTACCTCTTTTGTTTCTTTTTGCGGGAAAAGTTCCCGGTTGAATTTGTTGATCATCACATCTTGAGCCTTATTGCTCTCTTTGATTTTTTCAATGCTTTCAGCCCAATGACCTGTACTTTCAAAGTTCATTTGGACTGAATTTTCTAGTTCCTTGATGTGTTGTTCTTGATCGTACATGATTTTCATTGTTGCGCCTGCAAATAATAATAATAGTGTTGCAAGTGATAGAACAGTAAATTTCAATTGTTTTAAACTCATACTCTAATCACCCCATCGTTCTTAAAATCCAGAGCCATCTGATGAAGTTTGTTTTCAAATTCATTGTCTGGCAATTTCATCAATCTGGCTTTCTCCTCTACTTTCAGCGGACGATTGGCATCTTGCCATTCCATCAATTTTAATAATCTTTTAATAGGATCCATTTTTTCTCCTTCAAATTGTGTTATAATTAGTTCATAGTTCTTTCAAAGTGCCTTTCTCAAGGTGCTTTTTTTATTTTTGTAGTGTTCGACAGAATCGCTGAACATCTTCCAAATTGTAGAGATACTTCCCACCCTTTCCGGACTGTTGAAATTGAAATTTCCCTTGGTCTCTCCATTCTTCTAGTTTAGTTCTACCCCATCCGGTCGCTTCCTGTAGCTGTTTGATCGGCACCCATGTAATATGTCTGCTTGATCTACGCTTAGCTTCTTCCATAGCTTTGATGTTGAGTGAAACCAGCTCTTCAAAGAGTTTATCTTTAAATTCTGTTCCAAATAGTTCTAGGACCATTTTTTAAATCCTTTCTATTCTTTATTTTTCTTTTGTTCTATAGCTCTTAAAATTACTTCGTGAGCTATATCTTTTGTGAGCTTTTTTAACTTAATCAAAGCTTCACTATAAGTTTCTGATTGTTCAATTAACCAGTCAGATAACTTTATAATTTCATCTTCAAAATCCATCTCAAGACCGATGACCTTTCTATATTATTGTGTTAAGTTACTACTGACAAAAAAACGATTAAATAAGACCTCTTACTCCTTATGAAAATCGTCTGTCAATTTTTATGAAAGGAGGAATCTTATGGTTTTAATTAATCAGATGTTACCGGATGAAGTAGGATTTTTATCCCACCGTTTTTCAAGCTCGGAAATCAAAAGAATAGAAACAAAATCGAAAGCTCTTTTGAAATTTGCAACTTCAACAGATAACGAGACATTCATAGACTTGTTTGTGGTTTATGAAGATGGTCTAGTTATTCTGCATAAAAGTGAGACGTTTGAAATATGGGCCAATAAAAAACCTAACTTCAAAACTGTTGATGGTGAAGTTATTGTGACTTTTTAATAATGAACGTCCCAGATTCTAGATTAAAAAGAACTTTACCATTTTCTGAACTAAGGACTTGTTTTTTAACAATTCCTTTTTTTAATTTCATTTTCATTTTTTTCTCCTTATACAAATTTATTTCAGCAGAGTATTA